CCAAATCAGAAGATATGAACTTGGAGAAAGAAAGCCTCGGTCAGATGCACTAGAGGCAATAGCTGACTATTTCGAAGTGTCGACAGATTACTTGCTCGGAAGGACGGACTATCCGTGTGTAGTTAAACCTTTATCGTCTCACAGAAGAATTTGATAATTCCTCCTTTTTGAGGAATCACAACCTGAATTTATGCGAAAATGGGAGCGTGGGGGCGTATGCCCCTGCGCTCCCATTCTCTTTCCATCCCCTTTTCCTCCTTCACGCAGAGTGGGTGGCGTCGGTGCATCTGCCGCCACCCCCTCTGTGTGCAATATGCCGCCGGTCGAACACCACCCCACTATTCGGGGCATGAGGGGTCGCACCCCTCGGGCGGCAAATGACGGTGGAAAGACACTATACCGGGTAGCCTAGAGCGTCTGACGGCCCCGGTGAAGGGACATGACGCCCGCCTGCTCATGGTGGCGGAAGCGGTGGCGGTGCCATGACTCCCACCGAGCGCTATCCCGCTGAAAACTACCGGCATTAGTACTGGTGTGATAATCTAAGCGGGAAGCGCACATATGCCGAGTGCAGTAGCAGAAGCGGAAGCGGCGGCCCGTTACGTCGTGGACGTGTGGCGGCTCAATGCCGCCTTTCGGCTCCAAACGCAGAGGGAAAGCAAAAGAGGCACTGCGCGATTAAATTAAATGCCAATGGGCGGCTGGACAACCTACTGTCCGCCATATGCCGCTCCTCGCCGCTTGAGGCGGGCGGTGGCACCACAAGCGCACGAGCTGGAGAGGGCAAAAAAGCCGCCCCCGGAGGGGCGGCAGGATTAGCTCAGAATTTCTTTCAGTTTGTCCAAATTCCCGGCATTGGGGCTGACCTTGCCGCTCTCCCAGCGGGATATCACGGCCTGGTTAACGTCCATCGCATCCGCAAGCTGGGCTTGAGTCAAGCCTTTGGCCTTTCTGGCGGCGGAAATATCAAACTCGACAGACGCAAGGGGGCGCTTGCCTTTACCGGCAAAATAGCCTAACTGCCAAGCCCCCTGCATTTCAAGGGGCTGGAACTTTTCAGACCCTCCCTCCACGGGCGGGTCAATGCTGGTGATCTCGCAAAGCGCCTCAGCAACCTGCCGGTCGAGATCCCTCTTTAGGAGGCCAAGCCTGTGAGCATCAGAAATGACTCTGGCGAGTGCTGTATACGGGCGCTGAGCGGCAAGGGTGAGATCCCCTCCGATCTCCTGCGGATATGCCGCCGCGTTGAGCCGACCGAACACCCAGCCAAACACGTATGCTCCTCTGTTTGTCATCAGCAACCGACCTCCTTGAAATAACGGTATTCCATTTCGTCATAAACATTGACCTTGATCTCAACCTTGCTGTCAGGATACTGGGAGGCATAACGAGCGGCACAATCCTCGGCTCCCTTCTTGTCGTCCATATAAGCACCCATCATCCAGCCGTCTTTGCAAACGCAATATTCATAGTGTTTCATGACTTTACCTCCTATATTGTTCCTTTTACTTTTTATGACTTAATTATATCATAAAATATGATATTGTCAATACATATTTTGAAAAATATTTGCCGCCCCGCAGTTGCAGGAGACGGGGGTGGCCCAATGAGAGGAAACGCATGGCGGGATATTCCCCCGCCGCCTCTCAAACAAAAGATCAGGGCTAGGCCGACGGGCCGAAAAGGGAGGTGCCACCTTACTCCCCTGCCCTGAGTCAACATAAAGGTGGGAAATAAAATAGAAAGGGTGGTATCTACATGAACGACTTGATGATTTTTAAGAACCCTGAGTTTGGGGAGATTCGTACTGTGGAATTGGCCGGGGAGCCGTGGCTGGTGGGAAAGGATGTAGCCGAGGCGCTTGGGTACAGCAATCCGCGGGATGCGCTCGATCGACACGTGGATAACGAGGATAAAGCTGCCGTCGGGATTCACGACGGCAGCCAGTCCAGAAACATGACCATCATCAATGAGAGTGGCCTGTACTCCCTGGTGTTGTCCAGCAAGCTGCCTGGGGCAAAGAAGTTCAAGCGCTGGGTGACGAGTGAGGTATTACCCAGCATTCGCAAGCACGGAGCTTACATGACCTCGGACACGATCGACAAGATGATAAACTCTCCGGAGTTTGGCATCAAACTGCTTACTGCGCTGAGAGACGAGCAGGATAAGAGAAAGGCACTGGAGACTGAGCTGGATAGGAGCAAGGAGTGGTACTCCATTAAGCGTGTAGCAAATCTGAACGGAGTATCACACAAGAAGTTTGACTGGAGGAAACTAAAGAGCGAAAGCTCAAATATGGGTTATGAAGTAAGAAAGATTTTCGACGCCAATTATGGCGAAGTCAATACTTATCACATGAGAGTGTGGGAAAAAGTATATCCGAACATGGAGCTATAATCAACCCACACGGGTGTATCGCTTAACAGGCTGTGACGGCTGGCCGGATCCGAGCCAGTGCTCGACAGTAGGCGGCGAAAAGCATTTAAAAGCATTTAAAAGCATTTCAAAAGCAAAACATTTCAATCCACGCACCCCGCGAGGGGTGCGACGAAACTGTTCGCCGAGAAATTACTTATGTTTTCCAGAACCAAGCCAATGCGAAAACGCTTATCGATTCAAGAGGTACGTTTTCTTTTGGCACTCTTGACCGGATGGTTAGAGAAGAAGAAAGAACAGGATTCATATCAGAGGCGCAGAAGAAAAGAAGAAAAAGGTAAGACGAGGTGGTGACATGGCTGCACGGCTGACAGACAGACAAAAAAAGAAAATTGTGGCTGATTATCTGGAGACCGAGAGCTATAACGCCACGGCGAAAATCAATGGGGTTTCCAAAGATACCGTTAAGCGTGTTGTGTTAGGTTGCGAAGGATTCGACCAAAAGGCGCAACAAAAAAAGAGACAGAACACGCTGGATATGTTGGCCTTCATGGAGACCCGCAAGGAGAAGATGCAGGAGGCGATCGACCTACACCTGATGGCGCTGACAGACCCGGAAAAGATAAGTGATGCCGGTTTGTCTCAAATCGCCACTTCTTTCGGGATTATCGTTGACAAGGCCACAAAGAACACAGCCAGCGGGAACGACAGTTTGAATAAACTGGACGGGCTGTTGAAGGAGTTCAGGGATGCTGTTAAGTCTGAAACAAACTGAATTTGTCCGAAAGGGGCATCACCGCTGGAACTTTAAGGGAGGGGCTACTCGTTCGGGGAAAACATACCTTGATTTTCGGTGGATTATCCCAATCCGCATCCGGGAGCGCGTCGGGAAGGATGGGCTGACGGTCATCCTTGGAGTCACCAAGTCCACCATTGAGCGGAATGTGCTTGAGCCTATGCGAACGATCTATGGTGATGCTCTTGTTGGCACGATCTCCAGCGACAATACGGCGTGGATATTTGGGGAAAAGTGCTACTGCCTTGGAGCTGAAAAGGTTTCCCAGGTCTCGAAAATCCGCGGCGCGTCCATCAAATACTGCTACGGCGACGAGGTGGCAGATTGGAGCCAGGAAGTCTTTGAACTGCTGAAAAGCCGCCTGGATAAAGCGTATTCATGCTTTGACGGTACGTACAATCCACAGGGGCCGAATCACTGGCTGAAAGTGTTTCTGGACAGCAAAGCGGATATTTTTAGCCAGACGTACACAATTGATGATAATCCGTTTCTCCCAGAGGCTTTTGTGGAGAACCTAAAGCGGGAGTATCGAGGAACGGTTTTTTACGACCGTTATATTTTGGGACGGTGGGCGCTGGCCGAGGGACTAATCTACCCCATGTTTGGCGAGAGCAACATCGTGGACGAGGTTCCGGAGAATGGAGAATACTATATCTCCTGCGATTATGGCACATTGAACCCGTTTTCCGCCGGGCTGTGGTGCTGGGACGGCAAAAACGCCACCAGAATCCGGGAGTATTACTATTCCGGGCGGACGGAGCAGATCAGCAAGACAGATGAAGAATACTACACGGAATTGGAGAAGCTGGCTGGGGATTTGCCGGTGCGATCCGTAGTAGTTGACCCATCGGCAGCTTCGTTTATCGAGGTCATCAGACGGCATCGGCGGTTCCGGGTACAAAAAGCGGTCAATGATGTGGTTCCCGGCATCGTCACCACCAGCCGCTACATTCAGGACGGGACGATCAAAGTTCACCGCTCCTGCAAGGACGGTATCCGTGAGTTTGGGCTATACCGCTGGGACGATAAATCCACGGAGGACAAGCCAATCAAGGAGAACGACCACGCCATGGACGATATTCGCTATTTTGTAATGACGATTCTGCGGCACAAGGTACGTAAGGCAAGCCAGCCGCAACATATCCCGCTGTGGGGGAGGTGATTTTTTGCTTACATATCAGGATTTGCTTGCTGTGGGTGAGGATGAAAAAGCCAGAATGGATTTTATCTGGCGGGCGATCAATGAGCACGAAGGCAGCAAGGCATATCAAATGGCAGCTGACGCAGAACTGTACTTTAAGGGCGAGAATCCGACTATCAACCGCTATGAGAAAATCATATATGACATGCAAGGGCGCGCCCACATGGATATGTATACGGCCAATCACAAGATCGCATCCTCCTTCTTCGGCTTTTACGTGCGGCAGGAGGTATCCTACCTGCTGGGCAACGGCGTGACCTTCCAGAACGAGGCCACAAAGGACAAGCTGGGGAAGAAGTTCGACCTGGAAATGGTCAAGGCTGGGAAATACGCCCTGATTGCCGGCGTGTCCTTTGGGTTCTGGAACTTGGACCATGTGGATGTGTTCAAACTGCGGGAGTTTGTCCCGTTATATGACGAGGAAAACGGCGCATTGATGGCCGGTATCCGCTTCTGGCAGGTATCTGATGACAAGCCGCTGCGGGCCACTCTGTACGAGGTGGACGGATACACGGACTATATCCGGCGAAAAGGCGAGGACATAGCGGTACTGAAAGAAAAACGGCCGTATATCTTGCGCCTGCGCACGTCCGAAGCTGACGGGACAGAAATTTACGACGGGCAGAACTATCCGTCCTTTCCTATCGTGCCGCTGAAAAACGGCGATGATGGGTTATCGGAGCTGACGGGAAAGCGGAACACGCTGGACGCCCTTGACCTTTGTACATCCAACATGGTCAACAATGTGGACGAGGGGAATTTGATCTATTGGGTGCTGACCAACTGCGGCGGCATGGATGATTTGGACGATGCGAAGTTCCTGGACAAGGTACGCACGGCGCATATAGTTCACGCTGGGGCAGATGGAGACGAGGGGGCGACAGCGGAGCCGCACACCATTGAGGCCCCATTTAATGGCACAAACGTAACCATTGATATGCTTAAACGCAAGCTGTACGAGGATTTCCAGGCCTTCGATAGTTCGGCGGTGTCGGCGGGCAATCAGACGGCCACTGCCATTGCGGCAAGCTACACGCCGCTTGATTTGAAGGCGGATGACTTTGAGGCAAGCGTTACGGAGTTCATTCTAGGCATTTTGGAATTGGCAGGCATTAACGATTCGCCAAGCTATACGCGCAACCGCATAATCAACCGAGCGGAAGAGACGCAGACCATTCTTATGGGCGCTGAGTATTACGACGACGAGTACATCACCAAGAAGCTGCTGACCATCAACGGCGACGCTGACCAATTCGATGCACTTATGGAACGCAAAGCAGCCGAGGAAATGGAGCGGGTAGAGACAGAACCAGACTTCCCGCCGCAGGAGGAAACCGAGGTGACGGAGGATGCCGAAGCCGGACAGGGCGCACCAGTGGACGGATGAAGAACTGGAAAGGCTGGAACGCCGAATTTCCCGCGTTTACCGTGAGGCGTGGGATGACCTGGAAAAGACCGTAATCGACTATTTTAACCGCTTTGTTGTGCGGGACGAGGAAATGCGGAAGCTGATCGGGACGGAGATAAATGGGAAGGTCTGGACAGAGCATGACTATGAATTGTGGCGGCTGAACCAAATAGGGCGAGGAGAACGTTTTGGCGATTTGGCCGTAAAGGTGGCAGAGAGGTACACAAAGGCCAACGAGGTAGCCATTGCCTATGTGAATGACGCCACGCCGGGCATCTACTCACTCAACCGCAACTATGCCGCTTACACCATCGAGCAGGTGGCCGGGAACGTGGGGTTTACCCTATGGGACGAAGCCACTGTAAAGCGGCTTATCGTGGAAGAGCCTGACCTGATGCCCTACTACCCGAAGAAAAGGGCTCTCAAGCGAAGCATTGACCTCAAGTGGGGCAAGAAGCAGATTACAAAGAGCGTCACCAGCGGGCTTTTACAGGGCAAGAGCGTGGGCAAGATCGCCACCGACCTGCAAGCCAGGGTGAGCGAGATGAACCGCGCCAGCGCTGTGAGAGCGGCTAGAACAGCTGTCACAGGGGCGCAGAACGCCGGACGTATGGATAGCTATAAAACTGCTTCTGATATGGGAATCAAGGTTAGAAAACGCTGGGTTGCCACAAAGGACGGACGTACACGGCATAGCCACCAGAAGCTGGACGGGCAGACGGTGGAATGGGACGAGCCGTTTACTTCCGAACTGGGGAAGATACGATATCCGGGAGACCCACGGGCCAAGCCTGCAAATGTCTATAACTGCCGTTGCACTCTGCGGACGGTAGAAGCGCCCGGTATCGAAGCAGAGCCACGCAAGATGCGTGTGCGTGACCCTAAGACGGGCCGAAACGTGGTGGTGGAGGAAATGACATACGAGCAGTGGGAAAGGTGGGTGAAAAGCCGTGCCTGATTTGGGCGGTGTGGTGTTCAAAGATTACAGCGCCGAAGTGCTGGAGGCCATGCATGACGCCGTTGTGCGGGCACTAGAGCGGTGCGGCGAACAAGCGGAAGGGTATGCTAAAGGCCTGACTCCTGTTGACACTGGCAATCTCCGTAACAGCATCACCCATCAAGTAGACGAGGGTGAAAGCGCCGTTTACATCGGAAGCAACGTGGAGTACGCTCCCTATGTGGAGCTGGGCACCGGCAGATATACAGAAGGAGGACGGCCCACGCCGTGGGTGTATCAGGACGACGAAGGCAACTGGCACTGGACGGCTGGAAATCCAGCACAGCCTTTTCTCAAACCAGCGGTGGCCGACCATGCGCAAACTTACAGGAACATCATAGAGGATGAGATAAAAAATGGATGAAAGGCAAATCAAAGCCATTGAGGCCGTTCTCGCAAAAGGGGACAGAATAGAGTTGATTCCCGTGAAAGATGGTGTTAAAATTATACATGTCAAGCGGGAAGAGCTGAAACAGAATATTGCTCCCGCCTCTAAGCGTTGAGGCGGAAGGCCCGAGCGTGGGTGACTGACTACAAATCGTAGTTGGTTGCCCGCGCTTTTTCTTTTGGTAAACACCGCAAAGGACAGCGGTTTTTATATCACAGTCGCCCCCAAGGGAACGGGGCCGAAGAAAAGGAGACTGATTATGGCACTGACCAGACGAGCCCTCAAAGCTATGGGCATTGAGGACGAGAAGATCGACGAGATCATCAACATGCACACCGAAACCGTGGACGGCCTGAAAGCCGACGTGGCGAAATACAAGGCCGATGCGGAAACCCTGCCCGGTATCCAGAAGCAGTTGGAGAAGGCGCAGGCCGACCTTGAGGCTGGAAAGAAGGACAGCTATAAGGTCAAGTACGAGGCCCTGAAAGAAGAATTTGAGGGCTACAAGAGCGAACAGACCAAGAAGGAGGCCCGCAGCGCCAAGGAAAAGGCGTACCGGGAGCTTCTGAAACAGGCTGGAGTGAGCGAGAAGCGGCTTGACGCCGTGCTCCGGGTGTCCGATGTGGACAGTGTGGAGCTGGACGAAAAGGGCACAATCAAGGACGCAGATAAGCTCACGGAGAGTATAAAGAGCGAGTGGGCGGATTTTATCGGCACCACCTCCATCCAGGGCGCACAAACTGCCACACCTCCGGCCAGCACCGGCGGGAACGGCATGACGAAGGCTGACATCTACAAAAAGGATGACCATGGCCGGTATGTCATGTCTGCCGCGGAGCGCCAGAAGGCGCTTATGGAAAACCAAATTACATGAAAGGACTGAATTAAATGGCTGCTACGAAAGTTGAAAGCCTTACCAATCCGAGGGACTCTCTGCCCAACACTTATACCAGCGTGACGGCCCGCGAGGTGGATTTTGTCACCCGATTCAATGATAACTGGGAAGCGCTGCGCACCATCCTGGGCATCATGCGTCCTATCCGCAAGACCCCCGGCACGCAGCTGATCTCTTATACCGCTGACGTAACCCTGGAGGACGGCGACGTGGGCGCTGGCGAGGTCATCCCGTACAGCAAGGCGACCATCACACAGGCCACCAAGGCAGACCTGACCATCAAGAAGTATGCCAAGGCCGTTCCCATCGAGGACGTGGACAAGTATGGCGCGGAGATCGCCGTGGAAAAGAGCGACGACGCTTTTCTCACTAAGCTCCAGAACGTGGTGTTGGGGGACTTCTACACCTTCCTGAACACCGGTTCTCTCACCGGCACCGCAACCACCTGGCAGGCCGCCCTTGCAAAGGCCCAGGGCGAGGTTCTGAACAAGTTTGCGGTTATGGCGAAGGATGTCACATCTGTTGTTGGATTTGCCAACATCCTGGACGCCTATGACTACCTGGGCACGGCGGACATTACTGTCCAGACCCAGTTCGGCATCAACTATGTCAAGGACTTTATGGGGTATTCCACTCTGTTCCTGCTTCCTGCTACTGTTTCCGGCAATGCAGCCATTGCGCGGAACACTGTGATCGCCACCCCTGTGGAGAATATCGACCTGTATTATGCCGACCCTGGCGACAGCGAGTTTGCCCGGCTTGGTCTGAATTATACGGTACAGGGCGAGACCAACCTGATTGGCTTCCACGCCCAGGGCAACTACTCCACCGCCGTGGGCGAGACCTACGCCATTATGGGCATGAAGCTGTGGGCCGAGTATCTGGACGGTATTGCCAAAATCACCGTTTCAGCGGGGGAATAACGCCCCCGTCCGAAACCGGCCTCGTCGGGTCGGGGGTAGCCGGTAAGGCAAGAGTAGGCAGAAAGCAGGTGAAATAATGGCGTACACACCCACTACATGGAGCGACGGCGATCTGATTACCGCCGAAAAGCTCAACAAGTTGGAATCTGGCGTGCAGAATGAGCAGGTCGGACCGCAGGGCCCCAAAGGGGAAACCGGAGCGCAGGGGCCCCAGGGAGAAAAAGGAGACCCCGGTGAAACGGGACCTCGGGGTCCGAAAGGCGATACTGGCACCGCCGGCGCAAAGGGCGACAAGGGAGACACCGGAGCGGCGGGCGCTGCTGGTGCCGACGGAAAATCTGTTAAGGCCATTGCACTGACCACAACGGGCGGCGCAGTGACCGGCGGCACCTGTACGCTCAGCGACGACAGTACCATTCAGATTACCGTGACAACCACAGAAGCATAAAAGGAGGGCGGCGTGATGCTGGAACAAGTTTTGCGACACCTGAACAACTGGTTTTTGGTGCCTGACGGCATTCACTCCGGGGAGTTCACAGTGCAGGACGGCAGCATTACGCTGCCCTTCCTGCAAACAGGGCAGTATTTCAGGGTGATGGGGTCTGTCTTTAATGACGGCCTCCACCAATACCCAGAACAGGACATGACCGACGAAACCTTTGACGGCGCTGTTTGGGCGCTGTCAGTGCCCAAATCGGTAATTTCCCTAGCGGATGAAATCACCGTCTGGAATGAGAAAAACGGGACTCCGGGGCCGTATACCAGCGAGAGTTTTGGTGGCTACTCATACAGCAAGGCCACCAATGCAAGCGGCGTGGCCGTGGGGTGGCAGGATGTGTTTAAGAGCCGCCTGAACACATGGCGGCGGATAGGGGGCATTATATGAGCCTATTAGACGATTTTGCGCGGGCTTGCGTACTGATGGAAAAGAAGCGTGTTTCCGACGGCGCGGGCGGCTACATCGTGGAGTGGACGGAGGGGGCAGAGTTCACCAACTATCAAGACCTAAACAGCTCCATGGAGGCCAGACGGGCGGAAAAGGAGGGCGTGACGAGCCTGTATTCCGCCCTGGTGGACAAGGCTGTACCCATTGAGTACAACGACGTATTCAAGGACAAGACCACCGGGGAGACGTACCGCGTGACCTCCAACCCAGAGGATAAGAAGGCCCCTCGTTCCTCCACGCTGCCGCTAAAATACTTCACTGCGGAGAGGTGGACGCTAACCACATGATAGTGAATGTTCTCGGAACAGAATACACCATCGAAATCAAGAAGTACGCCGAAGATGAAGCATTTGAGCGGCGCAGCATTGATGGGTATTGTGATTGGCTAACAAAGAAAATTGTGGTTTGCGATATGTCCACGTACAAAGGATGGGAGCATGAGACAAAAGAAACCATTTCCGCCTCTGAGAAAAAAACGCTCCGCCATGAAATAGTCCATGCGTTCTTTGATGAAAGTGGGCTTGGAAGCAACACATTTTCTGTTGATGGGCCGTGGGCCACTAATGAGGAAATGGTGGATTGGATAGCAGTACAGGGTCCGAAAATCTATAAGGCATGGCAGGAGGCGGGGGCAGTATGACAAAAAACAAAGCCCTGTTTGCTTGGTTCAATGAGTTCATGCCCTTCTACCGGGCATCCTCTGTGCCGAAAGATGTGGTCATGCCCTATGGCACCTACGAATACACAGATGGGGCCTTTGACGCTGGGGAAATCGGATTGACAGTTAATCTGTGGTTTCGCACAGAGAGCGAGGCAATTCCCGATGAAAAGGCGCAGGAATTATCCCAACGCATTGGCTACGGCGGCGTATATCTCCCCTGCGACGAGGGATACATCTGGCTGAAACGCGGCTCGCCGTGGTGTCAGAGCCTTGTGTACCAGGACGACCCGGCTATTAAGCGCCGTTATATCAACATCACCGCTGAATACCTGACATTCAGCTAGAAAGGAGGCCCACATGGGCAAATTTACTGTAATCCCGCAAAGCACATTCGAGGAAATGCAGCTTGACGCGGGCGTGATTTTGAAGAAGTTCACCCCAGCGACACCGACGGCTCCGGCAGATGAAGATATTGTATGCCCGACCACCGGCGGCATCAATATTTCCTGTGTTCCTACTTACTCCGACTTGGGGGAGGATGTGGACAATTGCCCGGTCAACACCAAAGAATTGAAGCATCTGGACGGTTGGGAGTGCAAAGTGTCGTTCACCTCCCTGGGTACATCCACGGCTAGTATCAAGCTGGCCCTGGGCGCGGCTGACGTGACTGGAAATAAGATCGTGCCCCGGCGTGACCTGAAGCAGACGGACTTTTCCGACCTCTGGTGGGTAGGAGACCGAGCGGACGGCGGCATGGTTGCCGTGTGCCTGAAAAATGCACTGTCTACCGGCGGCTTTACGCTCCAGACCACGAAGAACGGCAAGGGGCAGGTCTCTGTGGAGCTGACCGGCCATGTGTCTATCGACGAACAGGATACCATGCCAATGGAGTTCTACAGCGCCGCACCCGCGGAGGGTTGATACTATGAAACTATCTGAACTGACCACCGATCAGGCGGCGGACGTGCTGTGCGAGGTTACGCCCTATATTGCCAATATCACCGGAGACAAGGCCCTCCTGGATGAGCTTGCAATCAAGTTTGACAGCAAGGGGAAAAGCGTTGCGGAGCTTTACACCTTCTCGGCCCATAAATACGCTCAGCTTGTCCCAATTCTGCTGAAAGACCACCGGGCGGACGTGTTCGGTGTATTGGCGGCGCTGAACGAAACTACAGCGGAGCAGATTGGAAAACAGAAGGTCATGGAGACCATCAAGCAGGTTGGTGAGCTGTTCCGAGACAAGGAGTTGCTGGATTTTTTCAAATCGTTTGGGCGGGAGGAAAAGAGCGAGTAATCCTCTGCCTGCTAGCCGTGCGGGGCATGGGGGTGCGGACCATCCTGGCGGCACTCCCTGCCCTCATCAATCAGGCGGAAAAAGAACAAGCGTACCGGGTTTATGTAACAGACGCCTTGAAAATCATCGGGGAAAACACGGCGAAATACGCTGGCGGTTCTTATATGAAGGTCAGATACCTGGATGTTGAGAACCCGAAACCGGAGGAAACCAGAACACCGGAAGAAGTAATTGCACACATGAAACAAAAAATCGCCTCTGTCTAAGAGTTGACAGGGAAGGGCTAAGCGGTGCCGCGAAAGGAGGTGGCACCCATTAATCTTTTTGATTTATTTGCGAAAATCAGCCTGGATACCAGCGAGTACGACAGCGGTGTTAAGGATGTATCTAAGAGTGGGGGTAGCCTCGCGTCTAAGCTAAAGAGCGGCCTTGCGTCGGCTGGCAAAGTGGCTGCGAAGGGTATAGCGGCCATTGGAACTGCGGCCTCTGGCGCTGTGGTGGGGCTTTTGGCCCTGGAATCCTCGACAGAGGAATATCGAGTTGCAATGGGCAAGCTCAACACCGCCTTTGAAGCGGCTGGGTATGGTGCGGAAACCGCACAGCAAGCCTATAACGCCTTTTACGGCATCCTGGGGGATACGGATACCGCCACCGAAGCAAGCCAACTCCTGGCGAAGCTGGCAGACAGCGCAGAGGATGTGTCTACTTGGACGGATATCGCTGCTGGTGTTGCCGGTACATTTGGCGACAGTCTCCCCATCGAGGGACTGATTGAGGCCAGTAATGAGACGGCAAAAGTGGGGCAAGTTACCGGCGTGCTTGCCGACGCCCTCAACTGGGCGGGCATCAGCGAGGACGATTTTAATGCCAGGCTTTCCGCCTGCTCCTCTGAGAGTGAGCGGAATCAGCTCATCATGGATACCCTGTCAGGAACCTATGATGAAGCCAGCGAAGCCTTTTACCGCAATAATGAGGCGCTGGTAGAGAGCCGAAATAACCAGGCACAGCTTGACGCAACCCTAGCCACTCTTGGGCAGACCGTTTCCAACGTAAAAAACCGGCTGCTTTCAGAGTTCCTTCCGGCAATCTCAAATGTGGCAACAGCGTTCTCCGGCATGTTGAGCGGAACGGCTGGGGCAGATCAGCAGTTTTCGACGGCGGTGCAGGGACTGGTTAATGTAGCGGTGTCGAAGTTGCCTGAGTTTCTAAACATGGGCGTTCAGATTTTGTCCTCCCTTGCCAGCGGCATAGTGCAGAGTATCCCGACACTGGTTGCAGCGGTTCCACAAATTGTAGCCGAAATTGGGGCGGCATTAACCGAACTGCTTCCGCAAGTGCTGGATATGGGTGTGCAGCTTCTCGACCAATTTACCAGCGGGATTGAAACTGGTTTGCCCGATATGGTGTCCCGTATTCCTGAAATCATCACACAATTTCTGAATTACATCACAGAGCAGCTCCCAACGGTTCTTGACAAGGGTGCGGAACTGCTGAACAATCTCGTGAACGGCATCCTCGGGGCCATACCGGAAATGACTGCGGCCCTACCGGAAATCATCACCGCCTTTGTCCAGTTCATCACGGACAACCTCCCGACGATTATTGAATCAGGAATCAACATCCTTTTAAACCTAGTTTCCGGCATCATCGGCGCAATTCCGGATCTTGTCGCATCCATCCCACAAATCATCAGCGCAATAACGACGGGCATTGCCAGGGCGCTACCCAAAATCATCCAGTCCGGCGTTTCGCTGCTCCAGAAATTTATTGAAGGCATCCTTTCCAATATTCCCGCGCTGGTGGCCGCTCTTCCCCAGATCATCAGCGCCATTGTGGAGGGCATCGGGGCGCTGATTGGCGGCATTGTTGACGTGGGCAAGAGCATTGTGGAGGGGATCTGGAAGGGAATCCAGGAAATGGCTGGATGGATTTACGACAAGGTTACAGGGTTCTTTTCCGGCATTGTGGACGGTGTGAAGGACTTCCTTGGAATCCACTCTCCCTCTACGGTGTTTGCCGACATGGGCAAAAACATGGCTCTTGGTCTTGGACAGGGCTGGGACAATGAATATGACCGTATCCGCCGGGATATCGAGGATGGTATGGACTTCGGCACCGCAAGCGTGGACTTTGCGTCGTCCGGGTTGGGTGTGGCGTCCGCTGGTATGGTCAACGGAGTTTCAGCATCTGTGCAGGGAGCAGGGATGTCTGGAGGGAGTATTACAGTTAATCTAATGATGCCTGACGGCACCAAATTCGCCTCCTATCTGCTTGGCCCCCTGTCTAACTACGCAAAGGCAAACGGTACGCCAATTCTCCACCCAACGTAAGGCGGTGAAAACACGTGAATCAACTTGTATTGGATACCACAGGCACACCAGTTACCTTGCCGGAAAGCCAAAAGGGCGGCTATATCGCAGAGTTAAAACCGCTTTCCGTAGATGTGGAGATGGTCACCGGCAGGATTGTAAGAGAACTGCGCGGGAATGTATGGGTTTTGCGCTACCAATATGGATATTTCACGGATCAAATGAGGAACTCCGTGCTTTCCGCATGCGAAAAAGGGAGAGGACAGGCCATTACATGTTTGTTCCTTCCCCCGCACTCTGAACAGATGATCACATCAAAATTCATGGTAACAGAGCTGACCTATCCAAAATTTATGTGGAGCCGTCAAGTTATGGGTGAAATTGTTGACGAAGATGGAGAGCCCATAGAAACCCTTGTTCCCGTCCCAATGTGGGGTGATTTCTCGGTAGAACTAAGGGAGGTGAAACCCAGTGATTAGTTCGACCACAGCGTATCAGGCAGCGATTGTGGGCGACACCAGACGGATCTATTTACAAGCAGTCATAGATATTATTGACCCGGATATTACCTATGGCACAGTATCCAGCTCCGGCATGGCTAACGTATGCAAGTCGGAGCAAATTCACGACAAGGAGATGGAGATTGTTCCATACGCTACGCTTGAGGCTAACCGCTGGGCACTCAACGGGCAGTTCAAGCTGTTTCCACTCCATGGGGCCGATCATATCGGCTTCCTGGGGGATACCCTGTCCGGCGCGGATGGGGTGTTTTCCCCAGCGGTGTGGGTAGAGGAGCATTTTTCCAATGTCTCCATCCTTCAGGCGTGCTCCATCTACTTCCCATCAGCGGATTGGGACGGAGTGCCCGCCGACTTTACTGTGGAGATCATGCAGGGCAGAACGGCCTACTACACCAAGACAGTGACCGGCAATACTGCGTCCAGCATTGCATTGGACGGATTCACCGTTAACAACCCGGACGCTATTCGGGTGACGGTGACCAAATGGTCGAAAGAAAACCGCCGTATACGGATACCTGAAATTATTCCGGGCCTGTATGAGAAGTGGACAGGAAATGAGATTGCCGTGTTTTCTCTTAAGCACCAGGGGGACGTATCCTGTATGACACTACCGTATGGCACATGTACCATTAAAATGGACAACTTGAGCCGCCGCTTTGAGCCGCGAAGCAAAAATGGCGTATTCCAATCCATCGAAGAGCGCCAGGGCATCCCGGTCTCTATAGGAGTACGGCTTTCGGACGACACGGTAGAGTACAAGCCAGCCGGCGTGTTTTATCAGTACTCCGGCGGCTGGAAAACCGGAGACAACGGCCTGACCATGCAGTGGGATCTGGTCGATATTGTTGGCCTTTTGGCTGATCGTGAGTTTATCCCGCCGTCCATCCTGCCTACCACCCTGTCTGGCTGGATTTCCGCCCTAGTGGCCCAGATGGGAGAAAATTTCGCGGGCATGTACGCGGTAGACCCAAACTACGCAAGCGCGGAGGCAAGCGTCCGCGTGGCTGACGATGTGGTTGGTATGACATGCGGGGATATATTGAGATATGTCTGCATGGCGACGGGTACGTGGCCCAGGGCGGACGCAGAGACCGGATACCTGACCGCCGAACCCATGTGGAACCAGGGGAGTAAAATCACCCTGGACAACTTAATTGATTATCCGACCATGAAAGCCAACGCCGATATTGCCGCCTTGTTTTTTACGCTGAACGATGGGAATGACACCCAGTATGTGGTATCCGGAAACTCCACTGCCTCAAACGAGACAAAATCCATACAAAATCCGTTTATTAAGACGCAATCCCAGGCGCTGACTGCTGCGCGGGCAATCCTGTCCACCTACGGTGGGAACAAACTAGAGATTGTAGGCCGTGGAGACCCGGCCTCTGAAATTGGGGATGTGGATACGGTCTGGTTGAATGAGAGCACCGCAACCACGGGCCGCAGAATACAGCAGGACTTATCTCTCCAGGATGGAGTCCTCCGCAATTGCTCCAGTGTGCTGCTCCAGGCTGATGGAATCTTCCTTTATGATGGCATGGAGGTGATCACCTCCAGCGGCGTGTGGACAGCACCAGCCGGGGCCACACAGCTACGGATTATCCTGGTAGGCAAGGGGGAGGGCGGAGGCCATGGAGAGCCTGGCACCATGGGCAGGCAGGAATCGGAAGACGGATATGGAGATAGTGAGCGTGGTGAATACGGCGCAGATGGTTCGGACGGCGTGGGTGGAAAGGTGTGGACAGCTACCATCGACATCAATCCACAACAGTCATTTGAGGTGTCTTTTGATGGTTTTAATACCATTTTTGGCCCTTACTCTAGCGCAAACGGTAATACATACCCACAGGGTTACTCTGATGTAGCCAGCGGCGAATCATACGCCCGCACCGGCGTAGCATCACCTAAGCAAGGTAGCGGAGATGGCGGAGCCGGAGGAAAGGGTGGAGCTCCAGGCTATGGCGTGTATAAGCATTACACGTGGGCGGGCGGTGGATCTACCACGTTTAAGGTGCTCGTCGAGCCAGAGCCGGGGAAACCAGGAGCGGCAGGAGCACAGGGCTGTGCTGTTATCTATTGGGACAAGGAGGGGTGAGTATGTCCGAAACATGGACACCTCTGGTTATTTCGGCCAGTTTTGCACCCAACCCCGTATCAGTCGGGCTGCCCACCGTCCTTTCTGTCGTCGTCATCGACGCCCAGGGCGGAGAGCGGGAGGATCTCTGGTACAGCGGCGAACTCCAGGCGGGGGAGGTGTAGTGCGTGGCGATTACCCAGGTGCGGGCGCAGTTCAATGGTCAGTGGTACACGCTGACCTACAACGAAGACGCCAGAGCCTATCAGACGGCTATCACGCCGGACACATTCTCCGGCGGTCAGCCGGACGGGTATTACGACGTAACGGTAGAGGCCACCAACGACAGCGGCGTGGTGGTGACTACAGATGGGGGCAATCTGCCGGGCCTCCGGTTGGTGGTGCGGGAGACCATCCCGCCCATCCTGACCCTGGTATCCCCGGAGGCGGGCTATGTGACCACCAACACGCCTGCGGTGACGTGGACCGCCCAGGACAACGCCGGCGGCTCCGGTATCGACCCGGACAGCGCCATGGTGAAGCTGGATGGGAAGGCAGTTCCAGCGGAGCAGGTGTCCGTCACGGTGGGCGCAGGCGGGACGTATACCATCACCTATACGCCAGGGGCTGCTCTGGCGGAGGGGCCGCACACCGTCCAGGCGGGCATCAGCGACAACGATGGGAACACAGCTACGATGGAGGCAAACTACATTGTAGATACCGTACCGCCAGCGCTGTCCGCGTTGCTGTCCTTCGAGGAGGTAGTGGTGGATCCCTATACTGTTACCATCACGGGGCAAACCAACGATGCCACCGCTCCTCCGGTGACCATGACCGTGATGGACAACGGGGCGGTGGCGGGACACCCGACCGTTGGGCCGGATGGACGATTTTCATTCCTCCTGAATCTTGAGGTTGGGGAGAACAACGTCACGGTCGTTGCCAAGGACGGGGCGGGGCTGACTACCACGGCCAGCTATTACATCATCCGCATGGTTACCGACCGGACACAGGCCGATGTGGACGCCTTGAACGACCGTGGGACATACAACGCCTCTGATCTCAACCGGGTCAATACGGCCATGGCTTATCTGAACGGGTGGCTTTCGGATGCGGGATACGTCACTGGATATGCCGGCCAGGGTATTGCCTGGGCTATAGATGACATCCCGCTACAGGCACAGATGGCGGACTACCTGTCCAACGTTGGGGCGATCGGTGGCACGTTCTCCCTTGCCAACGCCCCAGCAATCCCGGTCTCGATGGAGCTTCTGACCCATGAAGGGGCCAATCACATTGAGCGGGTTTTGGTGCTGACCGACCAGATCCGCGCCCGCTTGAAGCGGTCGCCATTTATGAGCGGCGAAATATTTTGTGGTGAGGTGTAACGATGCAAGACGGAATCATAGCTGGTAATGGAAACAGCCGGTATTTGAAAACGGTGGCGGCAGCGCTTTCCCTGTATCCTACCTATGAGGATTTTATCACGGCGCTGATCGCTGGGACATTTCCTATTGACCTGAACGGGATCAATGAGGCAGGGTGGTCGCAGAAGGGGACACCCCTGAACAAATTTACCTTGGTAAGTGACACCACAGAAACCAAGATATGGGGTTCATCCGGGAACCATACAGTTGACCAGGTGTTCAGTAAGATACTTGGCTCAATCGGATATTATCTGATAAAGGAGTACACATCGCCGGGGAACTACACCTATACGTTCGACCGCAAACATGCAGATATTTTTGTGGTTGTGGTTGGCGCTGGCGGCGGCGGCGGTTCGCGTGGCGACAAAGGTGGTGGAGGCGGCGGCGGCGGAGCTGCGGCGTACTATCACATTTTGGACAGCGATAGCATCGAAAATAAAAATATTGTTATCGGGACAGGCGGTGCCGGGGCGAATGCATCAGTCGGAGACGGGGTTAAGAAGAGTGGAGGAAACGGAGGGGCCAGCAGCGCTTTTGGGATTATAGCGCCTGGCGGGAACGGAGGTAATGGTAACGGTAGTGGCACGGGTGGAGGCGAACATCCTTGGACAGGCGGTAGCGGAGGCGATGGGGGCTACAATACCGGGAAACCGGGTGAGGCCGGTCCTAATCTTGATATTTTGGGGTTTAAATTTTTCTGCGGAGGCGGCGGAGGCGGCGGGGATGAAGCCCTTAATGACCCTCCTACATTAGGAGGGGCCGGAGGCGCTGGTGGGGGCGGTGCTGGAGGTGCGGGAGCTACCGGCCAGACCAATGCAACAAATGGTACTGATGGAACCCGCGGCGGTGGCGGAGGAGGTGCTGGAGCGGGATGGACTTTCCGCTCCAGCGAGAATAAACCCAGCGGTAATGGCGGTAAAGGTGGCGATGGATATGTGGCGATTTACGCAAGAGGTATTTCTTGATGAAAACAGTCTATTTAAATGAGGATAACACTGTCCGCGAAATCATCCCGGAATATGCACTTCCGCCGGAGAAGTGGTATAGCGAGGCATTTGCACGGCGCTGTGTAGAGGTACAGGACGATGTAGAGCAGGGGTGGCGCTACAACCCCGAAACAGGCCAGGCCGCCCCGGACACAAGACAGCCGGGGCCTGAATCGCCCTCGGCAGAGGACATCACTCTGGACATGCTGGCCGAGCACGAGGCGCGGCTGTGTATGCTGGAGCTGACCACCACCGCCACCATCTAAGAAAGGAGACACTATGACAACCGTATACAATCTCTGCAAGATGCTCATTGACCGGGGCCGCACCGACGGCCTCCAGGACAAGATGGATGTCTACCTGGCTTCCGACCGGCTCACCCCGGAGGAGTACCAAGAGCTGGCCGGGCTGCTTGCCCCGGAAGTGAGACAGTAATCAACGGCGAAACCGCCGGATAAAGGAAAGGAAGCTTATTATGAAAAACATCAACTGGAACGAGCTCACCCCCGCCTGCTACGCGATCGCCAACGCTAACGATGTAGATCTGGGCGTAGGCGGCAGCATGGTGCAGAACAACATTCGACACAGTAAGGCGGTGGACATCGGCGCGGAAAATCTGCCTGTAGCTTTCCGGCCTGACTGGGATGCCCTGGGCGCTGATGCAGATCTGGCTGCGGAAAATGACTCGTTTAACGTCTGGGTCAGGAAGCGCCAGGGTAACGTCAAGGCCCTGGCCGCCCTGTGGAACGCAAAGGACTATCAGGGCATGGTTGAGCTAATGGAGAACGCCGCCGACCCCGGCCCCATCAACGGTGAGAAGCTCGAAAACCATGAGTAAGTACATAGCGGTCATCACCAGGGCGGACATCACCCGCGCCGCCCTGGTGGAGGCCGGGGGGCGGTCTATGGAGCAGGTCAAGGCCGCCTGCGGGTGCCAGTATATCCTCAACGCCTGGTTTTATGACACAATCACCGGGAGGCCCGTTGGCAACCTCAAGATTGATGGCACGGTCAAGGCGGACGCCGGATGGAACTGCCAGGGCCTTACCTGGGACGCGGGCGAGGACATCCGCATGGATCTGATCCCGGACCGAGGCAGAGCGTCCTATATCAGCGGCGTGGAGCTGCTGACGCCCACCAGGGGGCCAGGTAAGGCACTCAGCTACTCCCCGGAGTACGGGGGCACACGGGGGCGCTCCGCCGTCCTGCTGGCCGGGGCGCGGGTGGTCCTGTACTGCTCCGGCGACGGCACGGCGGACGCCAAGACGCCGGAGGGGCTGCGGGACGAGCTGGTGAGCATCGGCTGCGGGTACGACCAGGCGGCCAACCTGCGGGCCCTGGGACTGGACGCGGGCAGCTCCTCAAACTGCGACTTTGGGGACGGCCAGCGCATCAGCAACGGCAAGCGGGTCAAGGGTTATCTGTGTATCTGGACAAAACAGGACGGCCAGGAGCCGCCGGAACAGGAGGACAAGCCTATGAGCAAGCACACTGTATGCCTCGACCCCGGACACGGGCCGGGCAACGTCAACGGATCCCCGGACGGCACCTACAAAGAGTGGGAGTTTACGTGGGACATGGCCCAGCGTATCAAACCGCTTCTGGAGGCCCAAGGGGTGGGCGTGGTGCTCACCAAGACCGCGGACAACTACCCCAGCCTGACGGAGCGGGCCAACATCAGCAATAAGGCGCAGCCGGATTGCTTTGTGAGCATCCACACCAACGCCGCCGGGGAGGGAGGCTGGTCAAGCGCGTCCGGGCTGGAGATCTACACCAGCGCCGGGCCCATGACGGCCCAGCGCAATGTGCTGGCCTCCAAGCTGGTCAACGCCTTCCACGCCGCCGGGGTGTCCCTGCGGAGTAAACCTATCAAGCACAAGCTGTATACTGTGCTTGCCAAGACCGACGCCCCCGCTTGCCTGATTGAGTACGGCTTCCATACCAATAAGACCGACGTGGAGTATCTCAAAGATACCAAGTACCGGGACAAACTGGCCGAGGCCACCGCAAAGGGCATCTGTGAGTTCCTGGGCGTAGCGTGGCAAGGCGAAACGGGAGCGGACAGCGCGGAGGACACCCCGGACGTTTGGGCCGCTGAGGCGTGGGAAAAGGCCAGAGACAATGGCGTACTGGACGGCACCCGGCCCCGCGATAATATGACCCGGCAGGAGCTGGCCGTCGTGTTGGATCGGCTGAATCTGATTTGATGGAGGTACATATCATGGACATTTCTTCTTTGGGTATCACCGGAGTGGCGGTTATCACTGTGATCTGCTTTCTGGTCGGCCAGGTGGTCAAGGCCACTGGACTGGACAATAAGTGGATTCCCATCATCTGCGGCGTATTTGGCGCGGCGCTGGGTATTCTCGGCATGTTTATTATGCCCGAGTTCCCGGCCAGCGATTACCTTACTGCCGCCGCTGTCGGCATTGTGAGCGGACTTGCGGCCACTGGTATCAATCAGGTCTATAAGCAGTTGACTAAGGAGGGCTGATGCCCATGGAGTGGGTAGGCCCACTGATTTCCGGGGCTGCCGTGGTTCTGGTGGCGATCATCGAGGCTGCGGCGGCCCGAGAGCGGAAGCGCATCAAATCTGACAACCAGAAGAGCGATGCCCTTATGAATGGGGTACAGGCTCTGCTAAGACGTGAAATCATTGCCGAGTACAACCATTATACTGAGCAAGGACATATCCCGATCTATGGTATAGAAAACGTGCTGGATATGTATAACGCATATAAGGCATTGGGCGGAAATGGCATGGCGACGAAGCTGGTAGAGGCCTTGAAGCAACTGTCCACAGAACCGCCGGAGGACGAAAGGACGTGACTGAATGAGCGCAAGGGCGAAGTTACCGGATCCGCTGGATAAGCTCTTGCGCTCTGAGCTGGAAACGGCCATCAAAGAGGCCTCGTTGTATCGAGACGATGAGTTGATAGCCCGCCGGTACATTATCGAAAAATGGCCGCAGATGGATATTGCGGCAGAGCTTGGATGGCGTAGGGCAACGGTAGGCGACCACATCAAGAACATCTTGCCCCGCGTGTCCGACGTTGCAACCAAGCTATACACAATCCGTACATAAGACGTACATAACCCCGACTGGAACCGAACCCAGCCGGGGTTATTTTATGCGACAATATAGACATGGAGGACGTGAGGATACAGGGTTGGTACACGTCGCCGCCCTCCTCACGGACTCCTTATTTTATGGACAAGGACGTGTTGGATATGACTCTAATCGAGAGGATGGTAGCCGCTGGCATGTCCCGCGATTGTGCCGCCGAAACAGCGATGTGGTACATGGCACAGGGAGATGACGAGGGACTGGAGGACTATGTAGCCAGCCTGGAGGCAAAATATGGCATACATACAGCACAATGAGAATCCAGACGGACGCAACGTGGGAGACTGCACCATTCGGGCGATTGCAAAAGCCCTCGCACAGAGCTGGGAGGAGACCTATGTTGGCGTCGCCATCCAGGGCTACATGATGCGGGATATGCCGTCGGCCAACCACGTGTGGGGAGCCTACCTGCGCAGCCGTGGCTTTGACCGGGACATGATACCCAACTCCTGCCCGGACTGCTACACGGTGGCCGACTTTGCCGCGGAGCATCCCGAAGGCACCTATATTCTGGCCCTGTCCGGGCATGTGGTGTGCGTGCAAAATGGAGACTGGATTGACACCTGGGACAGCGGCGGGGAAATACCGCTCTACTACTGGCACAAGGAGGCGTAACCCATGAGCTACCCTTACTATGGATACCAGCAGCCGCAATATTACCAGCCGCCCATGCCGGATCAGCTTGCACAGCTCCGTGGGGCACAGTTTCAGCCCATGCCCCAGCAGATGCCGCAGGCACAGCCCCAGCAGGCGCAGGCCAGCGGCCAGAGCATGGTATGGGTGAGCGGTGAGGCGGAGGCAATGGCCTATCTGGTGGCCCCTAACAGCGCCGTGGCGCTTTGGGACAGCAACTCACCCACTATCTATCTCAAGCAGGCGGATGCCAGCGGGAAACCGTCCATCAAGGTATATGACCTCGTAGAGCGCACCAGCGGGGCCAGAACGGCGCAAGCCCCCCAGGGCGTGGAGTTTGCCACAAAGGCCGATCTGGAGGCTCTGGCGGCCCGTGTGGACGCGCTGGCAGCCCCGAAAACAACTGCAAAGAAGAACGCGAAGGAGGATGCAGAATGAATCCCTTTTTCGGAGTCATGGGCGGCGGTGGCCGCCCCAACATGATGCAGCAGTTCCAACAGTTTATGCAGCAGATGAAGGGCAAAGACCCCAATGCTATCATCAATGAAATGGTCTCAAGCGGAAAAATCTCGCAGGAACAATTAAACCACGTCCAACAGCAGGCCCAGCAGATGTCGGGCATGTTTGACGGGATGCGGGGAATGTTCGGCAAGTGATCAAAATCCCGGCCGGGTTTTGAAAATAAAAACAAAGGAGAATTTACATGAGTCTTTCTTCTGACGGCGGCACCGTTATGACGATGCCGGTTCAGCCTGCCTATCAGGGCGGCAACGGCGGTTTTGGATGGGGCGGGGACTGGTCCAGTTGGATCATCCTGTTCCTCATCTTCGGCCTGTTCGGCGGTTGGGGCGGCTATGGCGGCTTCGGCGGTGGGAACGGCGTGAACGGCCCCGGCTTCCAGGGGTACGCTACCCGTGCCGATATCAACGAGGGCTTTGCCCTGAACGGCCTTCAGAACGGCCAGACCTCCATCCGGGACGCCGTGACCAGCGGATTCCACGGTGTGGACACCGCAGTGTGTAACCTGGGCTATCAGACTCAGGCGGGCTTCAATGCCTTGGGCGCTCAGTTGGCCTCCTGCTGCTGCGACACCCGGGAGGCGATTCAGGGGGTGCGGTACGACCTCGCCACCACCGCCTGCGCTACGCAGAACACCATCCAGAACACCACTCGGGACATCATCGACAACGCCAACGCCAACTCCCGGGCAATCCTGGACTTCCTTACTCAGGATAAGATTGCTACTCTGACGGCCGAAAACCAGAGCCTGAAGTTCCAGGCTTCTCAGGCGGCGCAGAACGCTTTCTTTACCGCCAACCAGGAGGCCCAGACTGCTGAACTGATCCGCCGCATCAACCCCATGCCTGTGCCGGCCTATCAGGTCCCCAATCCCTACGCCGGCTGCGGGTGCTATAATACCTGCGGCTGCTAAAATCCAATACATCAACTTCCGAGGATTCCTTGGATGTTCGGCCCCGTGCCGATTTTGAACCATGCGGCGGGGCAATAGCCTCGCCGCTTATTTTAACCTAGTCGATTTCGACCACTTTAGAAAGGACTGATTTTATGGCTGAATTTACTGGCGTATTTGTTCAACAGGTGGCCGCCGGGCAGAATGTGGCCTTTACTGAGACTCCTGTCAGTGGCTCTAACTGCATTGTCCACCGGGAGGGCGCTGGGATTGTCACCCTCCGGGGGCAGACAAACCAGTGCCGCGCCCGCTACAAGGTCGTGTTTGGCGGGAACATTGCGATTCCCACCGGTGGGGCAGTGGGCCCGATTTCCCTGGCGATCGCCGTTGAAGGGGAGGCCCTGGGCAGCGCCACCGCTACGGTGACCCCCGCCGCAGTAGGCGATTTCTTTAATGTATTCGCTGCGGTATTTGTTGAAGTTCCGCGCGGCTGCTGCGTGACGGTGGCAGTACGCAACATCAGCACAGAAACGATTGAGGTCAGCAACGCGAACCTCATTGTTGAGCGAGTAGCCTGAAAGGAGAGGATACTATGAAAGCACTATATGACCTGAAGGATAAGCTCCAGGACGAACTGGACGAGATTGCCCGCAAGCCCGAAATGTCTGCCGGTGATCTGGAGACCGTCCACAAGCTCACTGACACCATCAAGAATATCGACAAAATCTGTGCACTGGAGGAGGACGGCGGGTACTCTGAGGCCGGAGACTATGAGGGTGGTGCTTATGGCCGTGGCTCCAGTTATGCAAACCGTGGCAAGCACTACGTCCGGGGCCATTACTCCAGAGATGGGCGCGGTGGTTATAGCCGTGACGGGCGCATGGGCGGATATAGCCGCCATGATGCCAAAAAAGCCATGATGGAGCAGGCCCGCGATATGATGGAGAGCGCGACCAGCGAGCATGAGCGTGAGGCTATTCGGCGGTTTATGTCTGAGCTGGAGCGAGACTGATAGGGGGTGCCCCCTTTGCTTGACCGCAAGGAGATAGATATTGAGATAGCTCGCCTGGAGTATGGGGAGAGCAGTTACCCAGCCTATGCAAAGTTAGCCAACCTCTACACCATCCGCGACCGCATGGATCGCCAGGAGCGCCAAATGCCCTATGAGGTACCCTACTCCGCTGCTCCGGCAGCCCCCGAGAATTCCTCGGTAGTTGGGGACTATGGAGACAGTGATTTCCTGCGGGCCGCCTCCGGTGTTGACCAGCACGACGCCTGGGCGATCATGGATGACCTGATGGACACGTTGCACACCGTCAATCCTCGCGTGTACGAGGGTGTAATGCGCAAAATACGGGCACTATAAATCTAGGCCCCCAAAAGAAGGGGGCCTAGACTTTTTTGCCAACTCGAAAAGACCTCAAAGGCGGCTCTTTGATTATATACATTAAAATTCAGTTCAACGATATTTAAATGGTCGGAAAATTTCCACCACCATTTCCACCGCCTTATGTTCCGTAATATGCTGTTTTTTGCTTTTATGATTATATGTTAGAGAAAAATAAAAATCCATGAAACCCTTGCGATATCAAGGATTCCATGGATTTCTTCTTTCGCCCTACAACCGGGCGTTTTGGTGGAGACGACAGAACTCGAATCAGTTTGTTTTTTAATCCTCTCGCCTTAGAGCCGCAATGTATATAGTTTAGCCAGTTTTTCGACTTCCACCACTATTCCCACCAGTGCCATCTAAGAGCGCAATCCCGCTATGCAACACTGTTGCATCTGTATGTGTATAAATATTAGCCGTTGTTTGGATGTCCGAATGCCCCATAAGTTCCTTTGCTACATTAAGCGGAACACCTGCACGTTGTAGATCTGTGCAAAAGGTATGCCTCAGGCAGTATGGGGTCAAATCCTTTGATACAGGGCCTAGCGTCCCCAGCTCCTTGCGGAAGCTTTTCCATGCCCTGCGCATGGCGCTCTCAGTTTGGATAACCCCATTTTGGTTCGGAAAAACCAGGGCGAACGGTTCGCCTTTTGCCTCCTTAAGCCGCCAGCCGAGATCACTATGGATGGGGATGTCCCGTATACCTGAACTTGTTTTCGGGCCTTTTACATCTCTGGAGCCGCTCTCTTTCGCTGTGTGGACGTGTATCTCGTTATGCTCGAAATCTACATCTGACCAAGTAAGGGCTGCCGTTTCTCCTGGTCTCATACCAGTATATAGTAATGTGAGCACCCATAATCCGGCCCGATGGTGCTCAGCAACAGCCAAAATGGCCTTGCGCTCGTCCTCAGTGATAGAGCGTCTTTTCCCCTCGTGATAGGTGGGCAGCTCCAGTAGCTCGGCGGGATCGTATGGGATAAGGCGGGATTGCCTGGCCCTGCGGAACATCTCCTGCAACACCATGCGCAGTTTTTTTACATGGGATGCAGAGCGCCCGGCCTGCCCGTTAAGGATGCGCTGGAGGTGCACGTCTTTAACATCCTTCAATTTCAAGTGACCAATAGCGGGCTTGATATAGTTATCGTACTTTTCATCGTACATTTTCAACGATTTAGCTGTGAGCCCTTTTGGCTCCTTGTAGAGCTCCAGCCATTGCTTATACCAGGCGTTGACAGTCATGGAGCCGCCTACGGTTTCCTCACCGCGCTTTGCGGCGGCCAGCTTGTCCGCTAGCTTTTGCAGTGCCTCCAGCTCCGTTTTCCCGGTAGCTTCATACTTTTTCCCATTGTAGCGAGCCGTTTTTCTGATGTAATCCATTGACTTTACCCCCCATTCTGGTAAAATAGAGGGGTGATATGGCGGCCAAACCTTATCACCCCTATGTGAGCCGTCCCTGGTGTTCCAGCACCGGGGGCGGTATTTTATTGCGCTTTTTTCAGCTCCTCAATTTCACGGGAGTGCTTTCTGGCGATAGCCTCTAACGTATCCAGCCGTCCGTCAATGATGTCCATATCGTCCTCGCTAGGCATCCGGCGTAGAATTTCCTCTTGACCTTCGGCCAGTAGATTGAATTTCGTCTGAACCTCTGTATCAAGCAGAGTTTTTACGTCCTGCATGATATCGCGCCTTTGCTGCGCCATAAGCTGTGCGATTGCCTGCAAATCTTTTTCGTCCAGCATGTATAAAACCTCCTCGGTTGTCATAACCGCTGCTCTTGTAGCATTCCTGGGACGGTATTTTTATTGCTTTTCTAGTTTGACTGTTGTCGTAGTCCCTAGTGCAGAAATCTCATAGCTAATCTGTCCATCCTCATAAGTAAATGTCTTGATATTGTCCCCGGACGCTAAAAGGGCAGTAGAAGTTTTCTCTGTATCATTTTCAGAATCCCAAGAATACGGCTCATCCTCATTTGTTGGTGCGGTATATGTTCCAGCCCAATACAGAGACTTGGTATCACCATTATCAGAAACCCAATACACGGTAATTGCGCTTTCGTCAATAGTTGCAGACTGCCAAGAGTCTTCAGAGTTGCTATTTACCTGCTTCCACTCTCCAGTGAGGTCAGGAATCATGGGTTCAGCAGCCGCTCCGGGGGTTCCAGCAGACGTATCCCCTCCACATGCTACAAGAGATACACACATGATACTTGCGATTCCTAATCCAATTAGCTTTTTCATTTTACATCCTCCTTATATTTACCGCCCACCCGGCGGCTGGATCACTAAAAATACAATTCTGCTACTAGATTGCCATTCTGTGGCAATGATCGGTTGATGTAGCATATCATAAGCATAGTCCAATAATCTGTTCTTTTCTAAGGGAGCAATCTATTAGTGTATAGAAAAAAGCTACCACAATTTGGTGATAACACATATTGCTTGAATAGAACAAATGTTCTATAATGATAAGCAAGGAAAAGAAAATTCCCAGCGTCGACAAAATTTTACATAATACGAACTTTGCATACGGTATAGTACAAGCAGGCACTACAAAGTGAGAAAGTCACAAAATGGGAGGAGAGAGCAAGATGACACCGAACGAAAAAAGGCTTCCGAACTTCGAAAAACTTACTAAAGCACTAAATGAGAGAAAATCCCCTTATCGTTCTTTGCGTACTTTGGTGTTAATTTGCGAACCAGCGGTCAATAGCGTCCATAATTGCGAGCAAGAATCGAAGATCTGCGTCAGTTAGATCCCTTCCCTCTGGAACAATCCCGGCAGAAACAAAGGCCGATACAACTTCATCAACAGTCAATTCCCCTTCTTCGTCTTCGGGTGGAGCAGGGGAATTTTCTTTTTTGTCCAAATCATCAAGGGTGTATCCCATCGCATAAACAAGGCTTCTCATTGTTTCGAGAGATGGAGTTTTTGTAATACCTGATGTTATTTTTGCAAGGGTTCCTTTTGGGACTCCTGATTTTTCGCTTAACTCATCAAGGCTCATCCCTGATGACTTTCGCATTTCATTAAAAACGTCAAGCCACATTTTCCTTACCTCCTGAAAAGACTATATCACAACCGTTAAAAAAGTGCAAGAAAAAGATTTCCGAGTTCGGAAATAAAAATTATAAAAACAGCTTGACAGTTTCCGTATTCGGGAATATAATAAAAGCAGAATTTCCGCATACGGGAATGGAGGTGAGGCTATGACTGCGGTTTATCCTAATTTGGCCGGAGAAATCGCCAAACGAGGAATTAAGAAGTGTGTTCTAGCAAAGGAGGCCGGAATTAGCGATCGGGTTCTTCGTAACAAGATGGCTGGAAAGGGTTCTTTTTCAATCCAAGAAGCCATTGAAATCAAGAACAAATTTTTCCCCGATTACACGGTAGATGATCTTTTCCGCCGAATCGACGATCGAGGAGCATAACAAAAACCGACGGGAGCGTCATTCCCGTCGGCCTCTGCCCAAATTTGTTTACCCTATGTACCTTGCAGGCTTTCACCGCTTGTAATGACGCCACAAGCTTCTTGAGGCACCAAGCCACTTTTGCGGTTTTGGTTCCGCCAATGCCTTATCGCTGACAAGCCACAAGGAGTACTTGATACGGTGGGGTATGATTACCGGCATACCACCATGGGTTTTACCTCTTCTCTGAGTGCTCCGCCGTATCAGTTGCTACATTTTACGCCAGTTTACGTGCTTTGGCAACCACTATATGCGACCTTGCAGTAAGGGAGCAGGCATAGTCAAAAGTTGGGTCAAGGCGACCAACTCCTTTCTGTGCCTTCCGGCATCGGAAATATTATACCGCAGTTGGCAGAAAAATGCAATATTAAGGCTCACCCATAGGGAGGTGAACGTGAGCAACTAAATAAAAATGCCCCGCCGGGTGTCGTAAGCACCCAGCGAGGCGGCAAACCTAATTGATAGCGCCAATCAGGCTTGCAGGAAGATTGTACCACATCCTCCTTCAAGCCGCAATAAGAAGGAGGAAAAATGTCTGAAATAACCGTAAGGGAACTAAAGCGTGATGCGGCCCGCGTCAAGCACGAAGTGGACGAACTGGATCGGGTGGCTCACGGAATGACCTTTGATGAACTGATCCGGTTACTGGCCGGGCAGAAGCCCGAGAGCACCAATGGAGAAAAAGAAGCCCGCCCGTGACGGGGCGGGGCACGAAAGGAGGTGAGCGGGGTGAAGATCATCATCGAAGCTGATTCGAAAGAAATTGCTGACCTCGTACTTACACTACAAAGCCAGCGGAATCAAGATGAAATTGCTAAGAACTATACGATAGATATCTTTGGAAACAAATACCTCGATTACGAAAGTGGGGGCCGGGGATGTTCCAATGGATAGCTTTAGCTTTTGCGGCGCTTGAAGCAGGGTACATATTTATTTGTTGGTTCTTTGATGAGGAAATAAATGCGACAACGGTTTCTGTGCTTTCCGCAATAACGATTTTTTGGATAGCAATGCATTTCCTTGTTTCATAAATTTAAGAGCACAACAAAAAGCGCCCCGGCCAGTGCACCACCACCGACCAGGGCATGACACCACGTATCGTAGCTACGAGGTATCGGAGACAGTATATCACATCCTCCGGCCTCTGGCAAGATTGGAGGATTTTTTATGACCAAAGATGGACAGCTCAACGAGAGCAGCACGAAGCGGGAGATTGAGAACCGCTTCACCAATGCACGCCGCGTCATGGACGACCTATGCCGGGCCTATTATGGGATGACTTGGGACGAGCATGAGCGGTTACATGGGAAGGAGGAGAACGCAAATGAACGCACAGAGCGCAATCAGCCGTGCGATTGCTGAGAAACGGCGGCTAATGTTTGAACGCCACGGTGGAATCATGTCCTCCACAGATGTGGCGCGGGAGGTAGGCTACTGCCCGCGGGCATCCAGCGGCGACCGCTGGGCGGCGGAGCATGATATACCCGCAATCCGCATGGGGCCTCGCAAGCGGGGCTATGAGACAGATTTGGTGGCAAAGGCCATCGTGCAGGGGAGGGGAATGGTATGAGCAAGACAAGATATGAGCGCCGCCGGGCCCGCCGGGAGGCTGTGAGTGCAGCAGTGTTTGCCGCCTGCATTGTGATAGCCTGCGGGCTGCCGAACTGGGTGGAGTGGCTACTATGAACCGCTATCTGATTACGAGCGTCGCGGCCCTGTTCCTTTTACTGGCGCTGATTGCACTAGTTGAAATCATCTGGGGCCAGGAACCGGAGCAGCCAGCCATTGAGACCCCGGCGGCAACCACCACCCCGACCCCCACGCCCACCGGCCCGCTCACCATCCAGATCACCGGCCTGGAGGGCGCGGAGAGCATCGACGATGTGTGGGCGGTCATCACTATCCCACAATGAAAGCGCCGCTCCCCGGTGTGCAAGACCGGAGGGCGGCAAAAAGGAGAATAGAATGAAACCTATCATCATTAAAACATATCCAGTAACGGAAAGCAAGTGTGAATTGGTGCGATTACAGAAGGATGCGAATGATGTCGTAGCTTCCCTACAAAGGTGCTCTGGACTCACAAAGGCCTATATCGTTTCTGAAATCATTCGGCAGGCCGCTCCTTATGTGGAATTCAAGTTACAGGAGGTAACATTCAGTTATGAACCCGATACAGAATCCTGATGCGCAGGCCCGCCCTCCGGTTTCACATTGTGGACGGTGTGACGGAGAGGTTTGGAGTGACGAGCCAATCTTCCAGTGGGATGGACAATGGATTTGTCTGGATTGTTTCAAAGATTCTATTAAGGCAATGCTGGAAGACGACCCGGTTTTGCTTGCCTATGAAATGCAGGTAGAGGTGGTGAGATATATTTGAAAGCCTCTGGAAATTGCGTGACCTTTTATAAAACAGGGAAAGCAACGGTGTTGGTTCACTATCCAAATGGGGATGTTTGTTGCAGATGGTGTCCGTATGTCCGATACGACGAAAGTCTACGGCGGCACCGCTGCTTATTCACTGGTGAATACCTCCCGTTCCCGTTAGAGACACGGGGAAATGAATGCCCGGTTATTTTAGAGGAAGGAGAAACAGAATGGGGATCCCAGTGATGGTATATGGACAGAGTGGGTCAGGAAAATCTACCAGTCTGCGTAACTTTCTGACTGACGAGGTTTGTGTAGTCAATGTCAGCGGGAAACCGCTTCCATTCAAGACAAAAATCAAGACATACAACTGTGACGACTACATGAAAATCGACACAGCAATTAGGACTGCCCCTGCCAAAGCGATTGTAATTGACGACGCTACATATCTGATGACCAATGAATTTATGCGTGGAGCTAAAACGACCGGCTACCAGAAGTTCACGGATATGGCACTGAACTTTTGGACGTTGATTCAAACAGCGATCCGACTCCCCGATGACAAAGTAATTTATTTCATGGGTCATGTAGACCTTGACCAGAACGGGAACGAGAAATTCAAGACTATTGGTAAACTGCTGGACGAAAAGGTCACCCTGGAAGGGCTGTTTACTGTAGTGCTAAAGACAGTCGTAACCGACGGGAAATACCAGTTTTCCACACATACAAACGGAGCCGATACGGTCAAGTCACCAATGGGCATGTTCTCTGAAAACCTGATTGATAATGACTTGAAGATGGTTGACAGCGCAATCCGTGATTACTGGGGCTTGTCCCCATTGAAAAATGAGGAGGAACACAAATGAGACAGTATTCTGATGTAAAGGCCGCTCCCAACAAAGCCCGTGAAATTATCCCTGCCGGCGGATATGTGGCGAAGGTAAATGCAGCAGTAGTCGAAACTACAGATTATGGGGATCGCCTTATTATTTATTTCGATGTAATCGAGGGCGATTACAGAGGATTCTTCCAGAAGGACTATTCTGAGCAAAACCGAGAGGACAAAAAGTGGCGCGGAATCTACCGCATGTATCTTCCCAAAGATGACGGCTCTGAAAAGGACTCCTGGAGCAAGCGGACTCTTGGAAATGTGATCTGGTCATTTGAGGCAAGCAACAATGGCTACCACTGGGATTGGAATGAATCTGTCCTGAAAGATAAGCTGATCGGTGTCCTTTTCCGAAACAAGGAGTGGGAGTACAACGGACAGACTGGTTGGACTACTGAATGCTGTGCCGTTACAGACATTGAAAGCATCCGGGCCAATAAGTATAGGACTCCCAAGGACAAGCCCTTGTCTAACAAAACGCCCGCCGGGTTCACTGACCTTTCAAATGAGGAAGATAAAGACCTTCCCTGGGTAATGAACTAATGCACCCGTGCAACGTGAACGTGGCCCTCAGTAGCATGACGGTTCTAGTCGATACAAGGGAACAGGATACGCCAAGCGCCAGGCGGCGCATGAAGCAAATCGGAGTCCCGATTGAGAGGGTTGCCCTCTCTTTCGGGGATTACTCCACAAAATGCAATGTCATAGATCTGAGAGACCAAGTTGCTATTGAGCGAAAGATGGACTTAGATGAACTATGTGCTTGTTATGGAAGAGACCGCAGCAGATTTACACGGGAATTTGAACGCGCCAAAGAATCCGGAGCAAAGTTATACATGCTGGTGGAAAACGCAGATTGGGAAAAGGCGTACAAAGGAGATTACCGGAGCCGGATGTCGTCCGCGTCTTTGGTAGCCAGTATGCAAGCATGGCTTGCCCGCTACAATTGCCAGATTCTTTTCTGCGCCTCGCAGACAAGCGGGAGGCTCATTCATGACATTTTATTCCGAGAGCTGAAAGAACGGCTGGAGGCCATTCCGGATGAAGATTGCGGATGAAATCAAATCTCTGGTTACGATGCAGCAGGTCGCCGAATTTTATGGTTTTCAGGTGGGGCGGTCAGGGTTTATATCCTGCCCGTTCCACACTGGGGATCATACAGCCAGCCTAAAAATCTACGATGGCATCGGAGGCTTCCATTGTTTCGGATGTGGCGCTCATGGCAGTGTAATTGATTTTGTGATGCTGCTGTTCAACTTGAACTTTCAGCAGGCCGTCCTCAGACTTAACGCGGATTTCCATCTGGGGATATCCAGCAAAAAACCAAACAGGTCTGAACGTTCTAAAATCTTGGAGGAACGGAAAGTTGAGCAGTGGGGCAAGGAGCAAGCAGAGGCCAATTTCCAGCGAATGATTTCAGAAATGAGATACTGGGAAGAGGCGCAGGAAGTCTTCCAACCGGTCAAAACAGTAAATCGCGCATACTTCCATCCGTTATATGTTGAGGCCGTCAAGCGCCTCCCATACATCCGGTATTGGCTTGACGAGTTTATAGAGAAGGGAGGCAAGAAAGAGTGGAAGAAATTCCAGCTTACACAAGAGACGACTACTTGACAAGCACAGAACCATTTGAGTATTTATACGCCCACAAAGAAAATAAATTTGAGTTGAAGCAACTTCTTGGCCGCATGTCGGCCCAAGCGCAAACTGTTGGTGTTCGGAATTTAGCTGCGCTGTTTAAGGCATATTTGGAGACAGTCAGCGGATCTGTAGCGCCTGGGTTCAACAGGACAGACTTTACCGGTCAAGCGTTGGAGTTAGATTGCGGTGGATGGACGGCCACAGACACCGGAATTTACGGCACCGACAAGATGGGCTTTGAGGTCGTGGCCTGCTACCACCCCATCATGCCGGTTCAGCGGTTGGTAAACGTAGATACGCGGGAGCACAAGGTTATGCTTGCATACCGGCTTAGCCGCCGGTGGGACATTGTGATTGTGGATCGCAACGTAATTTCCGACAGCCGCTCTATCATCGGACTCTCCAAGTATGGAATCATGGTCAACAGTGAGACCGGCAAGGCCCTTGTACGATATCTGGCTGATGTGGAGCAGCTCAATTATGACCTGATCCCGGAGGTATCCAGCGTGGGGCGGCTGGGCTGGATTGAGGAATATGGCTTCTCGCCATATGAGGAAGAACTGGTCTTTGATGGAGAGGAAACCTACCGCACTCGTTTTGAGAGCATCCAGGAGCATGGGAGCCGGGAGGCCTGGCTGGACTGCGCGAGAGCTGTCCGGTCAGGCAAAACCCCCGGCAACGTGATCGCCCGTATCGTTCTAGCCGCTTCCTTCGCCTCTGTTCTGGTGGGACCGTGCCGTTGCCTACCATTTTTTGTACACCTGTGGGGCGGATCGGAAACCGGAAAGAGCCTGAGCCTGGTTCTGGCCGCCAGCGTGTGGGCCAATCCAGAGATCGGCGTTTACATCCAGACCTTCAACGCCACGGAGGTGGGGAAGGAACTGGGAGCGGCGTTCTGCAATTCCCTGCCCCTCATCATTGACGAGCTCCAACTGGTCAAGGACAACCGGAAGGACTTCGACCGGATGATCTATCAGTTATCAGAAGGTGTGGGACGGGCCCGTGGCCGGAAGCAGGGAGGCCTCCAAAAGACACCTACCTGGAGGAACTGCGTCATCACCACAGGCGAATTTCCCATCATTTCCGCCAATAGTGGAGAGGGGGCAGTCAACCGGACAATCGAGGTGGACTGCCACGATACCAAACTCTTTGATGAGCCGAAAAAGACCGCCACCAGCCTGTACGCCAACTACGGCTTCGCTGGGCGGGAGTTTGTAGATCACCTGATGGAGGATGGCGTGATAGAGCGCGTCCAGAAGCTCCAGGAGGACTTACAAAAGGCCATTAAGACCGGTGACACTATGGACAAGCAGACGGCATCTGCGGCCCTTATACTGGCCGCTGACAGGCTATCAGAGGAGTGGATCTTCCAAGATGGCGTTCTCCTTCAGCCAGACGATATCCGGCCATATCTGGTATCAAAAGAGACCGTCAACCAAAACGCCCGCGCACTGCAATACCTATATGACTTCATTAACATCAACCAATCCAGATTCTCGCCGGGTGCGGACGCCCACCAGGGCGAAGTGTGGGGCGATCTGGACGATGATTACGCTTATATCATTCGTTCCAAATTCGACCAGATCCTTCAAGACGAGGGTTACAATGCCTCTGCTTTTCTCGGATGGGCGAAAAACAACAACCTAATTCTTCCGGGTAAAGATGGGAAAATGACCCGAACAAAACGGATTAACGGGCGAGTTTCACGTTGTATTTGGCTCAAAATGGACAATTATTTGAATGATTTTGAGGAAAACGTAGAGGAACTATTGCCGTAATTGGGAATTCGAAGTTGTAACACCGTAACACCTTGTAACACCCTTTTTGATATGTTTCTATAAAATAAAAAAATTGCGTGCGCACTTTTTTTAAAAATTCAAAGTTAAAAAATAGGTGTTACAGGTGTTACAGTCCCTCCAATCCGTTGCGGCGCAATGTTTATAGCGTAACACCAGACGTGTTACAAAACGGTTACTTAGTGTTACAAAGGAGAGGCTATGATATTTCCATTTGAAAGAGAAGCTGAGCAAGGGGCCCCCATGCCGGACGGTTTATCTCTTCCAGATCAGCTTGCGTTCCGTTTTTTGTCCAGCATGTATGCAAGTATTAGAGCGGGATCTATAACCAGAGAACGGGCGATTTCTGATAAGGGGAAAATGACGTATCAATATAATATAGCAAATGAATCCATGAAACAATGGAAGGAACTAGGGCAGCACTGGTCAAACATTATTAAGTATGTTGAGTTCGCACAAAGTCAATATAGAAAGAATCGTACTTTGGAAAATGCGGATGTACTAAGCAAGGCGTTAGATGGGGTGCTGATATGATCACCAGAGACCCCTACGGCATCAGCCGGGCGGTGGCCCCCTGGCGCAGCCTGGACGCGATGGAGCCGATCGTGGAGCGCAATATCACGGAGCGGGACGCGGAGGAGGCGGCAATCTGCCAAAACTGCCCGTTACCGGATTGCAACCCGAAAAGAGTTGGCTGCCTGCTCCACACAAAGAAGCTGCGGCAATCAAAATCCCACGATCTAGTAGAACGGATGGCCCTGGATGGCTATAGCCTGATACAAATTATGGAAGCTACCGGATACAAGAAGGGCACGGTCGCAGAGTATATACGGCAGTTCAGGCGGAACGGGCCATGTGAGCGCTGTTCGTCCAAGAGCATTTGCGATGCGGCCGGCGGGACGTGTAGCCGTAAAGAGCGGTGGGAAGCAGTCAAGGAGGTGCCGAACGATGGACGATAAGACGCGCGCCCTGCTGGGCGACCACGAGGCGGCCAAGCTAACCCATCTCTCCCTGTTTTCCGGCATTGGAGGCCTGGATCTTGCGGCGGAAATGGCTGGTTTTAAAACCGTAGGACAATGTGAGTGGGCGGACTATCCCACAAAGGTGCTGGAAAAGCACTGGCCTGATGTGCCCCGCTGGCGGGATATCCGGACACTGAAGGGAGATAGTTTTTATGATAAGACAGGAATGCGAACAGTTGACGTTATTTCAGGAGGGTTCCCTTGCCAGCCGTTCAGCGTCGCCGGGAAGCGACGAGGCAAGGAGGATGACCGTTACCTCTGGCCTGAAATGCTTAGAGTTATCTCGGATCTCCGGCCCGCTTGGGTTGTTGGCGAGAACGTTGCTGGGATCGTCAATATGGCGCTCGACCAGGTGTGCGCTGACCTGGAAAGCGAGGATTACTCCGTCCAAGCGTTTATTATTCCGGCTTGTGCCGTCGACGCCCCGCACAGGCGCGACAGATGCGCGATTATCGGGTGTAGAGCGCTGGAAAGAAAACATAACGGGAGAGGATGGAGACCCAATTCTCTGGAAAACTCCGATTGCGTCAGATTCGGCAAACAGGGAATTTTATCACAACAGCCGAGGCGAACCAAATTTGAGCGGGATGGTAAAGATGTGGCCAACGCCGATTGCAACGGACTGGAAGAACAGGGGATGCAAGGATTACCGGAAAAACAGGGAGCATCAGTTGCAAACGGAGGTTGGTGGCCAGCTGAACCCGACGTGGGTAGAATATCTTATGGGGTTCCCTCTCGGGTGGACCGACTTAAATGCCTCGGAAACGCCGTAGTGCCCCAGCAGTTTTATCCGATCTTTCGGGCCATAGCGGACATAGAGAGGGGAATTATACATGGATGATATCAAATTAGCCCTGCTTGGTAATAAAGAGGCGGCCAAGCGGCTGACGGATGCGGGGGTGCTACTGCCATGCCCAGGTTGCAGGGGTGAAGACACAAAGCACAGGGCTGTAATGGCATGCGTAATGATTGAATGCCTGTGTGGGTTTATGGCGGCGGGCTACGACTTGGAAGAAGCACGGCAGATATGGAACACCCGCGCGCCGATTCTGAGCGCGGAGGAGATGGAGATGCTGGAGGCGCTGAACGATGGCAAGGGCGATTGATGCAGACCGACTGAAACAGGCCATAGACCATGATTATTATGAGCATTACACCAAATATCACGATAGCGACCAAACAGCCCTGATTGATATGGTGATGGACGATATTGACGAGATGCCCACCCTCACCCCGCCGAACGAGCCGCTGACGCTGGAGCAGCTGCGGGAGATGGAAGGGCAGCCGGTGTGGGTGAAGTGCCTGAAGCCAAACAAATACATCAACCCGCCTGTTAGGTGGAGAATCTTAGAAAAGTCTATCATGGGGACGTTTGGCGTGTGGGACGGAGAAAGTTGCCTTTCAGAGCGTGATTATGGTACTGATTGGCTTGCCTACCGCCGCCCACCGGAGGGAGAATCATGAAAGTACTGGTAGCCTGCGAAGAATCGCAGGAGGTCTGCAAGGCGTTTCGGGCGCTGGGGCATGAGGCGTACAGCTGTGATATTGAGCCGTGCAGTGGTGGACACCCTGAGTGGCATATCCAAAGTGACGTTCTTAATGTGTTGAACGCCAGAAGTTTTATAACTGCCGACGGAGCCAAGCACTACGTTGAGACATGGGATTTGATGATAGCTCACCCGCCCTGCACTTATCTGTCTAACGTGGCAACACGAAGTTTTAGTTTGAGGTGTTCTCCGGCTGAAAAGGTGTGCGAGCGATGGAAACTTAGAGGCGAGGCGGCTGTATTCTTCATGCAGCTCATGCTTGCTCCGGTTGAGCGGATAGCGGTTGAAAATCCTGTTGGCTTTATGAATACGGCCTTTAGAAAAGCTGACCAGATAATAGACCCCTATATGTTTTCCGAGGGTGAATCCGACAAAGAGAACTATGTTACCAAGCGCACATGCCTGTGGTTGAAGAATCTGCCAAAGCTAGAGCCGACATACCATGGCTCAAAGCCGGATAACGCTGCAATGTACGGGGTAACGCCGAGCGGCAAGGTTCGTGTTTGGGAGGACAGTTTCAGCCGCAGCGCAAAGCTCAGGAGCAAGACGTTCCACGGCATAGCTCGGGCAATGGCAGAACAATGGGGAGGTGCTTTCAATGGATGACTACCCTTGCAAGCCGGACATCTTCGCCAAAACGTATGAAAGCGCCACCCTCACCCCGCCGAACGAGCCGCTGACCTGCGAGGGATGCGCAGAAGACGGGAAATGGGAGTGGGAGTACCAAAATGGGGCTGAGTGTCCTTGCACATACTGCAAGAGACGGGCAGCAGATTGCTACCGCCGCCCGCCGGAGGTATCGCCATGAGACAGCAATACACCCGCGCAGAGCTGGAATCCATCACCCAGGAGACCGCAATATACATTGAGGGAGCAGGGATAGCCCAGCTCCGATGGGGCGGCCTGGAGATTGCAGAGGAGGTAAAGGACGGGTACCTGTACTGCAAGCACATCAAGCCGTTTGCGATGGATCTGTACGACAAATACTGGACGGCCTGGGATGGGCCGCCGGAAGAGGTGGAGAACGCATGAAAACGATTTGCATTACTTGCAAAAATGACTGCAATAACGCCGGTACAACGGCCAGAATTTCTTGGTGCCCTCAGTACAAACCAGGACGAATTTTGTCCAACGCCGACCGCATCCGGGCCATGAGCGACGCAGATTTGGCGAGATGGCTTGAATACGAGGGTGGAGGAGCCTGTGCAGAGGTTTATGGGTGGCTGGCGTGGCTCCAGCAGCCAGCGGAGGAGGGCAACAATGGACATTGAGAAGCTGGATATAAACGCAGTATGCTTTGGTATCCTTTGCAATTTTACCCCTGTATGCGGAGAAGAACGAGCAAAAGAGGCGGTTGAGAGGAGGACAACAAGTGGATAAACCAAGAATTGCGCAGGTGCTGGGAGTAGAGGTCGGAGAGGATGTCAAATACCGACATACAGATGGAACAGCAGAAAATATTTGTGTTTGTGAGGATGGGCGGGTTATTATTTCTTCTCTTTCATGCAAAATGTCAACCGTTGCTGTACTTATAAATGCCATCAACCACCCAGACCGCATCATCCGAAAGCCCCGCTGGACGGAGCAGGAGGTGGAGAGGGCGAAGGCTATCAAAGTGCTATATCCAGTTGTTAAAACATTGGCATACGTTGATATAGTGGGACAGACATTTTACATGTATGATGACGAAGACAACTATAAGGGCAGTCTTGATAACCTTGATGAAACGTTCCCTACGCTGAGGAGCATAAGGCGGGCCACATTGGACGAGATCATCGGAGGTGCCCAATGACCAGAGAAATACTTTTCAAAGCCAAGCGGCTGGATAATGGCGAGTGGGTGAAAGGAAGCTTGATTTCGTTTGCAGATGGAGGGCGATCGATTTTACCATCTGAGAGTGCCGTGCTTTACAAGAAGGGCGAGTCTCTTTTTTCTACTGTAAATTGCCTTGAGGTCGACCCTTCCACGCTCTGCCAGTACACCGGCCTGACCGACAAGAACGGCGTGAAGATTTTTGAGGGTGATATTTTGAGCTACAACGGATCAAGAGAGCCAGTTATTTTTAACACAGATCTCAGAATCCCATGTTTCACAACTGGAATTGGAAGCGGAAGCAGCACCCCACTACATCCGTACAAACTGAGCAAGCGCCATTTTGTCATCGGCAACATCCACGACGGGGAGGGCGGACAGCATGAGGAGTGATAGCCCTTGAACGAGTTCCGGGAGAGATTGAAGAAGTTGAGGGAGAAGGAAGGGACACAGCCCTGTGTTCTCGCGGAGCTATGTGGCATCAGCAAGAACTCAATTTTGAGATATGAGCGGGATGGAGTGATTCCTGAAATAGTATCTGTTGTAAAAATAGCAGACCATTTCAATGTATCTGTAGATTACCTGCTCGGGAGAACAGACGACCCAAATGCAATGTAACTTTTCATTATTTCACAGAAAAAGTTGCTGTGATTCCCTCATGAGGGAATCGGAGAGCATGGTATATGCGAAAATGGGAGTGTGGGGGCGTATGCCTTCGCGCTCCCACTTTCTTTCCGCCCCCTTTTCCTCCTTCACGCAGAGTG